CTGCATGGTAAATTCCTTTGTATTGCCAGCCAAAATGCATTTCAACTCCCAATTGTAGATATCTCCGCACTGGGAGAGCATCGACAACATGGCGTACTTCAGTATACATAGGGGAGGGTGCGTCGAGCCTTTCGCCTTCGACGAGCTTGCCGTTGATTGCCTTCGGCTTGTTGTAAACTCGCACTGTGCTACTGACTCTAGTCAAATACGGAAGATCCGCATTGGTCGGGGTGTGTTTCACAAAATTCGGAGCAGTGTTGAACCATTTGGGTAGTACAAACACTGCCAAGTCTTGCTTCTCACTCCTAATCACGTCGGTTTCACGCAACAAGAAAGGAGTGCGGGTGTATTGGCTGATGAGACCAGTTCCACCCTCAATTGTAATTCGAAAAAACGCTCGTGGAGCAGCTCTTACGGAGTCGAAGTAATGCTTGGGACAGACAGCATAACGTCCATAGATCTGAAAGAATTGTATCTTACGATTAATGCACGCTGTCTTATCCTCAAACACAGTTTCTAAATCTCCGATAAGCTCCCACGAACGAGTCTTGTTCAACAATTGAGAAGAAGGCTGTAGACAAACTTCTGCTGGCGTCATTTGTGGCACGGTGATAGTAACTCCTTTGGGGAGAGCCCTACCATCGGCAACGTGATAAGCATTAGATTGCGGGAGAGTTGATGGGGCTCTCTGATCGCATTTTTCCAACACCCAACACATAAACACAATTGAACCAATGCTCAAGAAGATGGAACTGAAGATAGCCAAGGCTTGCTTGCAGGCTTGCCAAAAGATATCTCCAGCTTTCTTGAGTTGTTCTAACGCAGTCAAAACGCGGGGGGGAGTGGGTTTGGGTTGTAGATTAAAACATGAAGGTTTCGTCTTGCGATGTTCACTTTCTTCTGCTAGCTTTTGCCTAATGAGAGCAAGTACTAGTTGTTGATCATGACGTCGGAGGAAATAATAGAGAAGTTGTTCAGATGGGTATTTCTCGCCAGCTTGAGTAA